TTGCGGGAAATCCTATTCACTTCAAATGAAGACCACACTGGTAACTGGCTTGATGCCTTGGCACGTGGACAGGCGTTCTTGACTAGACTGGATATGATCTACCTAGAGATGGATGAGAGCAAATGAATATCCAAGAGGCTATTGACTTAGAGATCACCCGTCTGCTAGAATTTGCAGCGGACATCCTTGAAGAACAAAATAGGCGCTGCGATTGGGTATATGGTAGTATAACCCTTGAGGTAGTTAACCTACAGATTTCTTCCTACAAAAGACTTGAACAAGATTTACAAAAGGACGATAACAAATGATTAAGGTTACACTAATCGACAGCATGGGATCAGACCTTACAACTGTTAACGCAGCACGGGTATCCTTTGGGAAGGTATCAGAGGGGGAGGTCATTGAGTTCGACCTTTTACATCACGACCCAGAGGCAATCAAAGCATCTGTCGCTGCATACAAAGCAGAAGGCTGGGTTATTACTTCCGATCTTAATAATTGGAAAATTATTGTAAAAAAGCCAACTCAGAAAGATGCTAAACTTATTAGCTATCTGGCCGAGCATAAACACTTCTCACCCTTTGGTCATGCCTTTGCATCCTTCCATGTGAAAGCCCCTATCTTTGTTGCTCGTCAACTGGTGAAGCATAAGTTCTTGCGCTGGAATGAAATCAGTCGTCGATATGTTGATGATGAACCTGAGTTCTATGTGCCAGAGGTATGGCGTGGACGTAGTGAGGACAAGAAACAGGGAAGTTCTGGGGTAGTTGTTATAGATGATTATATTTTTAATGTAGACCCAGAGTATGGGGATGACTATAAAGAGGGTTGCTTAAATGTCTATATGAGACTGCTTGAGGTAGGAGTAGCTCCAGAGCAAGCACGTATGGTGCTGCCTCAATCGACTATGACTGAATTTTATTGGTCTGGGTCTCTCGATGCCTTTGCTAGTATGTGTGTATTGCGCCTTAAAGGTGATACCCAATACGAAACAAGGCTTGTCGCACAGCAAATTGACGAAGTTATGTCTAACTTGTTTCCTGTAAGTTGGAAGGCATTGGTTCATGGCGAGGCGTGAAAAGGAAAGGGACAACAACTCTCAAAGGGAGTGGAGAAAGAAAAACCCATTTAAATTCAAATGCAGCGCAAAAAGACAGGACTGCGCTAAAAGGGGCATATTGTTCAGTCTTAAACCAGAGTATCTTGAGGTCATTTGGACGGGCAGATGCCCAGTGCTATCGGTAGACATGGATATTCTGTCGCACAAGGACAGTTTGTACGCCCCTCAACTAGACCGAGTTGACCCGAATGGTGGTTATGTTGAGGGGAATGTTGTCTGGCTTTCACGTAGGGCCAATAACATAAAGGGCAATGCAACAGTAGAAGAACTTGAGGCTGTTGTTAAATGGATGAAAGGGGAACAGTGTGTCTGAATACCCCGATTTTTCAAACAGGAAAGATCACAAGGCAATGAAGCGTACTCGAAAAACCCTTATTTACAACTATAATCTTCCCAATCCTCTCAAGTATGAAGGGGAAGTCTAATGGAAGAAGAAACAGTAAATAAAATAGGTCGTGTTCAGTTTGTAGAAGAAAAGACAAAGGAAGATGGCAGTTCTCTTATGACCTTTGAGATTGATGATGCTGCTTCTAAACTGATCGAAGAAATTGGCCTACGTTTTCTCGTAACTTGCGCAGCATACGACCTAGACCTTGAAGATGGTTTTAAGGCTATCTCTGATCGGGGAGAGTATCTGCAACAAGAACCTGATGGTGGTAAGGAGTTTTGGGATTTTGGAGAATAATGATAGCCAACCAACAGACACAGAAATCTTGCATCTGTGTAGAAGCCTAGCGGGAAGGTATAGGAACCAAAACCACTATGACGATCTAGTGAGTGAAGGTCTTATGGCTTGCTACGAGGCTAGGGCGCAGGGTACAGTAGATAAGAGTGTCTACATCAGTTCTGCACGAAGGGCTATGAGTGACTATATCAACATCAAGATCAAGGCAGTGAAGACCCCTAGCACATGGGCCTCTAGGAGAGCCTCTAAGGCCGTTTCTAGCGCGTCTGACGTAGTGGGGCTAACTGGGGTAGCCGAAGGCACGTTTAACTCTCTGATGGCCGCTATGTCGAATATCACAGAGGATGTGTCAGAGGATACAGCATTTACCCCAGATCACTCCTTGGCCTATGAAGATCAAGAGTATAACCTGCACATACAGACTGTTGCAAAAAAGACACTAAACGCCACAGAATGGCAAATCATTAAGATGCGTTATTTTGATGATCTAACACAAGATGCTGTGGCAGAACTGACCAAGACTAACCAGAAGTGGGTATCACGACAAGAGACATCAGCACTTAACAAGCTACGAGTTGCAGTGTTGTAACAATTTGTGATCGAAAACAGTGTCTAAGAAGTCAGAAAATGAAGGTATAAGTAAGAGGTAGTACTTAAGTTTTGGTCTTACGTTTTCATAATCATAACTAGTTAAGATAACTTAAGATTAAAACTTAAGTATGGACAATAGAGGAAACATCTTGGTAAATGTAACACATCAGCACTGTCCTTTCTGTGAATCTACAGATGCTTTTACTTATGATAAAGAAAAGAACGCCTATCGGTGTTTCAGTTGCGATAAGCAAGGGAGATATGACAAATTGGATAAAGGCTTAATTGAAGATACTTTTGTTGCAACAAAAACTAATTACACACCAAAGAATTTAGTTGATGGTAAATATGTTGCTATACGTGGCATTTCTACAAAGACTATGGAAGAATTTGGTGTACTGACTTATGGGGATCAACAAGAATATGTTTACCCATCTGGTGGTAAAAAGGTAAGGCTTCTGACAGATAAGAAGTTCTTTGCTAAAGATGGTTTCAAAGGTGATGAACTTTTTGGGATGAACCTGTTTACTGCTGGTTGCTCTAAGAAGGTTACGATCACAGAGGGGGAGCTAGACGCACTGTCAGTGTCGCAGATGCTCAAGAGTACCTACCTTAACCCAGTGGTGTCTCTGCCCTCTGCAAACCCCTCTAAGAAGCTCTGGGATAACTGTCACGATTGGCTGAACAGCTTTGAACATATTGTCCTGTCAGTGGATAATGATGAAGCTGGAAATAGCATTGCTGACAAGATCGCTAAGATGTTCCCGAACAAAGTCTATCGGGTGGATCACAGTAAGTTTAAGGATGCTAATGAGTTCCTACAGAACAATGCTGCTACAGAGTTTAAGAGTGCATGGTGGAACGCTAAGAAGTACACACCAGAGAATGTACTAAACACTACTGACCAATTCTTGTCTCTCTATCGTGATACACCAGAGCATCAGTATGTACCAACTGGTATTCAAGCGCTAGACGATAAGATCATGGGTTTGATGCAAGGACACTTCACTGTTATCAAAGCCCCCACGGGTATCGGTAAAACTGAGGTTATGCGTTATCTAGAGTACAATATGTTGCAACGTGGCATCCCTATTGCAGCTTGGCACTTGGAAGAAACTAAACTGCGTACTTTGCTTGGCCTTGTTTCTTATGAATTGCAGGACAATTTGACCCGCAGGGATTTGATTGAGGAAAAGCAGGCAGAAGACCTTGTTATCGAAGCCATCAAGAAACTAACAAAAGATGAATTGTTCTATCAGTTTTATCTAGGTGATGGCCAAGGTGCTGACGAGCTAATCGACCAGATCAGGTTCTTTAGTCAAGCGGCTGGTTGTAAGTTTGTGTTCTTCGAGCCTATCCAAGATGTTGTTGCTGGCACATCAGAGGAAAGTAAGGAACAGATGCTTGCTGATCTATCTGTACGTCTGTCTAAACTGGCTGCTGAATTGAATGTAGGTATTGTTACTATTGCTCATACCAATGATAATGGTGATCCTAAGTATTGTAAAATGATTGGTCAACGTGCATCAGTGATTATCGACTTGCAGCGTGATAAAGAAGCAGATAGTCTTGAGGAACGTAACACAACCTACATTCGGGTAGAGAAGAACCGCCCATGTTCTGAGGAAGGTAGTGCGGGTATGCTACGCTTTAACACAGAGACTTTTACTCTTAGAGAGGTGAGTTAATGATGATCGTTGGGGGCAAGTTTCTAAAGATCGGGATGGGGCCAGAAAACTTAGTCCTAGACCACACACAGTATCCAATCACTTTTTCATCACTTACTGCCATCAAAGAATATAATGAAACTTGTGGCAAGGCTGAAGGTGAATACGCAAAAACAATTCGTGAAGCTGAAGTCAAACTGCAAAAGGCAAGGGAGGTTGCATTAGAAAATCTGAAAGGTAAACTAAAGTGACAGAACCAGTTTTATACAACAAACTAACCCCTTCCGAGAAAAGGGCAGTAAGAGAAAAGTATGTCATGTTACAAGAGGGCAATTGTTTCTGGTGTAAGGAGTCTCTGGCAGGCTCTCCACCTAAAAGTGTTTTGTCTAAGAAAATAGATTGGAGGAAGTTCCCCCCTAATTTCTTGAAGCACCCTGTTCACCTACAACACTGCCATAAATCAGGGTTAACTGAAGGTGCAGTTCATGCTTACTGTAATGCAGTTATGTGGCAGTATCATGGGAGGTAAGCTGAAATGACAGAACCAGTAGTTTTTGATGTTGAAACGAATGGACTGCTGGATGTCCTAGATAAGATACACGTCTTGTCTTGGTCTACAGATGGGAAGGAAGTGCATCATACGCATGACTATGATGAAATGCGTAAGTTCTTCACTGAAACAGAGGTTCTAGTCGGGCATAACATTATCCGCTTCGACATCGTAGCAGTGGAAAAAGTCCTAGGCATTAAGGTAAAAGCTCGTCTGATCGACACTTTGGCTTTGTCTTGGTATCTTAACCATGATCGTGTTAAGCATGGTCTAGAGTGGTATGGCGTAGAGTATGGTATCCCTAAGCCTGTAATCAAAGATTGGGACAGTCTTACACCAGAAGACTATGCCAACCGATGTCGCTCTGATGTAAAAATAAATTACCGCCTGTGGGTGGACTTAAGGTCAAAACTAAAGAGGTTGTACCCATGAAGTCAAATAAGTTACCTGAGTTAAATGTTCTAGAAAAGCTATTTTCTTATGACAAAGATACAGGGATCGTCATAAGAAAGGTTTCTGTGTCAAGAAACACTAAGGAAGGAGATTTAGTAGGAAGTAAGTCTAACGTGGGGTATTTGAAAGTTACTGTTGAGGGAAAAAGTTACCCTCTCTCACGTATTTGCTACAAAATGTACACGAAGAAAGACCCATTAGGCGAAATCGATCATGTAAACCGCAATAGGATGGATAACAGGGCAAATAATTTGAGGGATGTCAGTAGTCAAGTGAATCAACTTAATAGACGAGCGAAGGGTTACACTGTGCTTAAGAATGGTAGGTATAGGGTCACCTTGCATAACAAAGACGTAGGCTATTTTAATTGCCCGACTGCCGCCACTCTTGCCTACTTGAAAGCAAAAGGAGATTTTATTGCAAGACTTAAGTGAAGAAGCATGGCGACTGATCGACTACCTTACCTTCAAGATGGACTGTGCAAAAGAGCAAGAGTCCCTGCGATGGAAATTAGACGTAGAAAAGACACAAGAAGCCTACGATCAGATTATGTTGCTGAAAGAGGAAAAAGTAGTGCAACTGGCCGAGGCTATGCCAAAGCGTGTTATTACCCGTGTAGCAACAAAGCCAAAGGTTATGTATAAGAAAGATGGGGAACTGTCTTCTCATGGTGAAAAGTGGGTAGAGTTGTGCAAGGAATACGAGCAACCTATTACTACCCAATCTTTTGCTATCAAGGTTGGAGAGGAACAGGGTAATCCTAACTCGTCAGATCAGGTTAAGGATTGGCTATACAGTCTAGGGTGGCAACCTCGTACATTTAAGTTTGTTCGTGACAAGACTACAGGTGAAGAACGTCAGATCGAACAGGTGAGAGACGATGGTGAGCTTTGTGAGAGTGTTAAAGAGTTGAACGAACTAGACCCTGCTGTAGACCTTCTGGATGGCCTTACAGTGCTTACTCACAGGGCTGGTATCCTTAAGTCTTTCCTCGACTGTGTATCACCAGATGGGTATCTAAAGGCGGAGATTGCAGGGTTTACCAACACTATGCGCTTCAAACATTCGAAGCCTTTGGTAAATCTACCCAGTGTGGACAAGCCTTATGGTGACGTTATTCGTGGTGTTCTTACCTGCCCCGATGGATATGTTCTAGCTGGTGCGGATATGACTAGCCTAGAGGATACAACAAAACGTCACTACATGAAACCTTTAGACCCTGACTACATAGAAGAAATGTCACGAGAGGGTTTCGATCCTCACCTTGACTTGTGCAAGTTTGCTGGTGAGATTACTCAAGATGATATTGATGCTTACAATCGAGGAGAAAAGCCAGAACTTAAGAAGGTTCGCAAAGCGTACAAGGTCGTAAACTACAGCGCATTGTATGGCGTAGGAGCCTCTAAGCTGGCCCGTGGCACAGGTCTAAGCGTTAAGCAGGCTAAGGCACTACTAGAGGCTTTCTGGGCGCGTAACTGGGCTATTAAACAGGTCTCTGATAACGTACGTACTAGGGGACTGTTTGGCTCTATGTGGCTGTACAATCCTGTATCTAACTTCTGGTACAGCTTGCGCAGTGACAAAGATCGCTTCTCTACTTTGAACCAAGGTACTGGGGTATTTTGCTTTGATACTTGGGTTGCGCTATGTCGTAAGAATGGGGTCAAGACTATCGGCCAATTCCATGACGAGATTGTTGCTTTGGTAGAAGAAGGTAAGCAAGACGAGGTTAAATCTATCCTACATGGTGCGGCTGCTAAGTTGAACGAGAAGGTAAAACTGAACGTACCTCTTGGCTGTGATGCACAATTTGGCAAGACTTACGCAAGTATCCACTAATAGTGAGTCTTTTGTGCAACACATATAAATATAGTACACTTTCCATCAGAAATATCTCTTGGTGAGTGTCTAGAATCGCTGAAAATGAAGTTATATTACTATACAAACCTTACAAAAAGGAAGACCCGACAATGAGCAAACATACAATGGAAATGATCCTTGAGTATGCAAAGATTTTCCCACAGAACGCAGATATGGGTAGCCCTACTGGTTCTAAAGCAGCTAAAGCTGTACACGATAAAGGTGGCCAGTATATTGTAAACGCCTACTTCACCTCTGAGGAACAAATCCAAGAGCTTGTGGAAGCTGGCCTTAACCTTAACCCAATGAACTCGCCCCGTATTATTGAGGGCAATTCAGAGTTTGGGATCGGTAAGTTTATGAAGTTGAAGCGCGATGTAAAAGACAACATCAAAACCTTTGAGAACAAGGGTAAAGAAACAGTCGTCAACTATGGTGGCCCTGTTGGCGTTGTCAACCTGACTAAAGGCACAGATAATAAGTCTTGGTGGTCTTTGGAAGAAGATGGCCTTATCGGGAATGGCACTCGTGCTATGGTTCAGTTTGAAATGTATGCGGATGGTTCTGGTTTGCGTTTGAAGAACGTGGGGATCACAGAGCATGTACCTTACGAAGGTGGCAACAGCTATAATGCAGAAGCTGATGAAATGTTTAAGGTAGCGTAATGCTAGATTGGGGTTCTAACATGAAAAAAGACAATAAAGATATTTTGGCAATACTTGGGGTGGCAATTCTATTTGTCGCGCTTATAGTTGTAGGCCCACTTTTCACACTACTTGCATTGAACACTTTGTTCCCAACTTTGGCTATCCCTTATACGTTCGGTACATGGTTTGCAGCACTTTGGGTAATGTTTCTACTTAACGGAAGGGTTAAAAAACAATGAAACTTTCTATTCTAGCAGAGTTTGAAGAAGAACTCGATGGTCATACTGGTAAACTGCTTTTTACTCGTGATGAAGTAGAGACCCTACAAGACCTTGCCTATTTTTATCAGATGGCAGCAACTGCGGTTGGT